ATTAAAAATGGCAATAGAAAGCGATATTTCAGGCGCAGATTCAAGACTAGCAGTCCAATTCTATAAAAAAGTCTTAAACAAGATATGGCTTCAGACGAAGCTGGTAGACCAATTTTTAAAGAATTTGATTTTGTAAGAATTATGATTCCTGGCGATAATTTGACAGAAATTGATACTTACGCCCAAGATTCCCATAAACAGCGTTTTCCTCGTCAATGGGCGCATTACCAAAACCAAGTAACAGACCATAAAGACATTATTGGCACACCTTTAGACCAATGGCCTCAAGTTACCCGTAGCCAAGCTGATGAATTGCGTGGGCTTAAATTCCACACAGTAGAGTCTATTGCTGACTGTTCTGACCAACAGCTACAGCGTATTGGCATGGTAGCTGGTATGTCACCGCATAATTTTCGCTTAAAAGCTAAGGCTTTTTTAAATTTAGCCAATGATTCTGCCGAAGTAGCACATAGAGAAGCAGAAATGCAAGCACTTAAAGAAGAAAATGCTAAAATTAAGGCTGAAACAGATGCGAAGCTGACAGCCATGCAGGAACAAATGTCAGCGCTACTTGCGGCTGTTGCGGAAAAGACTCCCAAAACACGCAAACCGAAAGTAGTAAAGGCCTAATATGTCCCAAACGATGCTTCAACTGGTGCAACAGACCGCAGCCGAGTTAAACTTGGCTGTACCATCTTTTGTAATCGGCAATCAATCACAAGATGTGCAACAAATTCTTGCACTAATGAATGGTAACGGCTATGACTTGCTAAAAGAATATGATTGGCAGTCACTCCAGGTGCAGTATCGTTTTTATACAAAATCTATAACCGCCAACGCCACAACTGTCAATGGTTCGTATAACTTGACTTTTGAGGCTGGCACAGATTTAACTGGTGTTGATAGTCAATGGCAATTAACAGGCTATAACATTCCTCAAGACACTTATGTTGTAAGTGCTAATAACACCACTAAAGTAGTAGTAATGAGTCAAATGGCTAGTGGTAATGGCGTGCAATCAGTAGTATGCGCCCAGACTGCTTACGACTTGCCACCTGACTTTGAAAACATTACAAATCGCACTCAATGGGATAAATCTAAACATTGGGAAATGTTAGGGCCAGAAGATGCACAACAATGGCAATGGCTAAAGTCTGGTTATATTTCTACAGGCCCAAGAGTTAGATGGCGTATTCTTGATGGTCAATTTCAAATATGGCCTGTAATGAATACTAATGAGTATTTGGGTTGGGAATATAGGTCAAAAGGTTGGGCAAGAAGTGCCACAGGCGCTATAAAAAATAGCTTTACTGCTGACTCAGACACGACTGTGCTTGATGACCGCATTATGGTTTTAGGCACAAAATTAAAATATTTTCAAATTAAATCTTTTGATACAACTGCATTAATGCAAGATTATCAGCGTTATTTATCTATTGCTAAAGCTAATGATAAAGGCGCACCTAACCTTTCATTTGCGCCTTACCCATCTAAGGTTCTTATTGGTTACGCTAATATCCCTGATACTGGCTATGGAAGCTAATTATGTTGCTATCACAGCCAAAAAAGTTTACTGCTACAACTGCTAGTGTTCCTGCCCCTATTGGCGGTTGGAATGCTAGAGATTCGTTGGCACAAATGTCGCCAACAGATGCTGTACAACTTATTAATTTCTTTCCTACACCTACGGATGTAAGCCTTAGAAAAGGCTACGCAAAAACCTCTACAGGCATTACAGGCAAGGTTTACAGCCTAATGAACTATGCTAGGAAAAATGGCACTAATGCTTTATTTGCCGCAGCAGAAACCAAAATTTGGGATGCTTCAACAAGTACAGCAACTCAAGCATTTTCTGGAATTACAAACAGCAAACTTCAATTTGTAAACTTTTCTAATGCTGGTGGCGATTATTTGGTAGCGTGTAATGGTCAAGACCCTACAATGGTTTATGACGGCACAAGATGGTTTTTTATAGCGACTACTTCAACTGCACAAACAATTAGCAGCATTACAAGAGGTGGCACAGGAAACCTTACGGCTACCATGACAACGGCTGCACCTCATGGATTGATTACTGGAAACCAAATAACAGTTTCTGGCGCTACGCCTACAGAATTTAATGGCACTTATGTTATTACAAGAACAGGCGCAAGTACGCTTACTTACACAATGGCAACAGCCCCAAGTGGCAACGCTACTGTTGTAGGAACATACACAACTGTAGGCATTACAGGTGTAGATTCTTCTTCTTTTATTAATGTCAATTTGTTTAAAAACCGTTTATGGTTTACACAAAAAGATACTATGAAAATATGGTATTTAGATGTAAATAATATTGGTGGCGCTGCAACATCTATTGATTTTGGTAGCATTGCCCGTAATGGTGGTTATTTACAAGCAATGGGCACTTGGACACTTGATGCTGGACAAGGTGCTGATGATTATGCTGTGTTTGTAACTAGCATGGGTGAAATATTAGTTTATAACGGCACAGACCCAACAACTGCAGCAACTTGGCTTTTAAAAGGTGTTTGGCAATTAGGACAAACTTTTAATAGAAAATGCTTTTTTAAATGGTCTGGCGACTTACTTTTACTGACTCAAGATGGTTTAGTACCTCTTTCTTCAGCGCTTCAATCTAGCCGATTAGACCCTAGAATTAACCTTACAGACAAAATTTACTACGCTGTAAGTCAAGCTGCAACTACTTATTATGCTAATTTTGGCTGGCAAATTAACTATTTTGCTAGTGAAAATATGCTGATATTAAACATTCCTATTAGCGGTGGAATGGAACAATATGTAATGCACACCATTACAAAGTCATGGGCTAGGTTTACAGGTCTTGAGGCTTATTGTTGGGAAGTGTCAGGAAGCAACGAAATATACTTTGGTGGCGATGGCTATGTAGCCAATTTTTACCAAGGAAATTCAGATAATGGCACTAATATTCAAGCTGCAGCACAACAAGCCTATAGCTATTTTGATTCCCCAGGACAAAATAAACGCTTTACTATGGTAAGACCAATATTTCAATCAAATAATGGCCTGCCTACTACAGCAATCAATATTAGCACCGATTTTGAACCTCAAACTCAATTTGGCACGCTATCCTTTAACCCAGCATCAACCATAGGTGGACTTTGGGATGTTTCTGTTTGGGATGGTGCTTTATGGAGTGCTGGCGATATTGTCACAAAAACATGGGTAGGCGTAACGGGTTTAGGGTTTTCAGCCTCTATAAACCTAGCTATAGCCTCTCAGGGCATTGATTTTAAATGGACTTCTACCGATTATGTAATGGAAAAAGGTGGGGTACTGTAATTGCGTACAGTAGTTACTGCACAGCAAGATGAATTAAGAAGTTGGCTTGCAAAGCAAGAAGGTTGTGAATATCCGCAAAATACTGCGTGTATTGGGCAAGAAAAAGATGGCAAATTAATAGCTGTAGTTGGTTATAACGGCTTTTTACCAGATTCTTGTCAAATTCATGTGGCTTCTACGGATGTGTATTGGTTAAACAAAGAATTACTATTTGCAATATTTGATTACCCCTTTAACAAACTTAAAGTTAAGGTTATAATCGCACCTATATATAAGGGCAATATTAAGTCCTTAAATTTGTGCCGAAAACTTGGCTTTAAGCAAATAGCTGATATACCTTATGCCCATTTATATGGGGATTTGATAGTTATGTTGATGAAGCGTAATCAATGCAAATGGTTACAACAAGGAGAAGGCAATGAGTGCAGTAACTAGTTTATTTGGTGGCGGTGGTGGTGGCGGTTCAGCGCCTGCCGTACCTGACTATGCTTCCTTAGCAGAACAAACTGCTGCTAATAATCTTAAAGCTGCCCAAACTGCTACTGCTGCCAATCGAGTAAATCAAGTAACTCCTTACGGAAGCCTACAGTACACTCAAACAGGCGAAGATAAATATGGCAATCCAATGTGGACTGCTACGCAATCTATTTCGCCTGAATTGCAAGGTCTTTCTAACAAAGTATTAGGTGGTTTAGAAGGTCAATATGGTCAAAATTTTACTGGCGGCAATCTTCCATCTTACGGAATAGACCCAGGACAAACATACAGCGATGCCATTATGAAGCGTTTGCAACCGCAAATGCAAATGGAACAAAAACAATTTGATGCGCAAATGGCTAATCAGGGTATACCCGTAGGTTCTGAGGCTTATACAAATGCTGCAAGAGTATTCCAACAAGGTCAAAACGACAAAATGACTTCTGCCGTAACAGGTGGAATGGGTGTTGGCTTACAAGCCAATCAACAGCAGTATGGTCAAAACTTAACTAATTACCAGTTGCCATTAAATGTTGCAAACCAAGTTAAAGGTTTAACAACACCTGGTTATGTTAACTCTGCACAACAAGCTACACCTGCTGGTGCTGATTTGTTTGGTGCTGGCATGGCAAATTATAACGCCCAAATGGGTCAATACAATGCTAATCAAGCTGGTCAACAAAACGCTATGGGTGGTTTATTTGGGTTAGGTTCTGCGGCATTAATGAGTCCTAAAGGCACTTTTGGTGGGCCTTCAGGAATGTTTAGTCAAATTGGTTCAATGTTTGGATAACGGATACTAAATATGAGTTTTTGGAATGACCCAGGCGCTTCTTTTGAAGGCTTAACACATGACCCTTGGCATAGTTTAGAAAACTTTGGCACTACTGGTCTTGTGCCTTTAATTCCTTATATTGGTGGAATTGTTGGCGGTATATATGGTGGCCCTGCTGGTGCAAAAGCAGGAGGGGCTGCTGGACAAGCTGGAGTTGATTATTTCTCAGGAAATTCTGAAGCTAGAACAGGCGAAGGAATATTTGGAAGTCTTTTTAGTGGCGCTGGAAAAGGTGGCATGGCTTATGGTGGATTTGACTCATTAGGTGGTGGCGATGGCATCATGGGACTATTTGGTGGCGGTGGTAGTGATATTAACCCTGCAACTAATTTACCTTGGTCTGATACAGGTAGTGGCTTTGCAGGTAATGGTGGTTATGGTGATGATAGTGGCGGTTTTGGTATTGGTAAAGGTGCTAATTACACCAATTTTGCCAATACATCTGGCGGTTCTTTTGGCAATATAAATCCTATGTCATCATCTTCAAGCGGTGATTATGGTCTTAATTTTGGTTCACCATCAAGCATTGCGTCTAGCAATTCTGCTATGGGATTAAGTGATTTATCGCCATCAGGTTCTTCTTCAGGTTTTGATTTAAGTTCTGCACAAAAATTATTAGGTGAAGCATTAAAAGGGCAACAAGGTGTTTCTCAACAAAACCAACAAATATATAGCAATGCAAAACCTATGGATGTAATAAGACAACCTGCATTTTTACCTAATCCTGGCGCTGTAAATGTACAAGACAAACAAACAGATTTAGCAGCTTTAATTAAGGCTTTAAGAGGATAACATGGCAGATATTAACCCATTAGACCCAAATGCAGCAGCGTTAATGGATTTAACCCAGCAGCGCAGAATGGCAGAACTATTGACTCAACAAGGTTTACAACAACCTCAAGGCCAAATGGTGTCTAATCAATATGTAAAAGCTAGTCCATTGCAATATTTTGCAAATATGGCTAACTTGTATGCTGGTCAAAAAACAGGTGAACAAGCCTCGCAAAAAGCGATTGAATATGCAAATGCAATAAGACAAGCTAAAAATACTGCTGAAGAATCTATTATTAATAAAATGCAAGGTACGCCTGCGCAAGCAACAGAATTAGCTGGGCCATATACAGGTAAAGTTCCAATGCCTATAGCAGTTAAACCTGGTACTGCGCCTGACTTAGCAGGTGCTTTGCGTGAAATTAGCACTAATCAATATGGTGCTGGTAAAGAATATGTACCTACACTTCTTAAACAATTACAACCTGAAAAACCTAGCGACCAATTAGGTTACGAACTTGCAAAATCACAAGGATTTCCAGGAACTTTTATGGATTATAAAACTGGACTTGCAAATGCAAGCGCTGGTCGTACATATACAAACATTCAAAATCAACTTCCATTTAAAGAACAAATCCAAAAAGAAGCAGCAAGCGGTTTAATGAAAAACTTTGAAACATTACAAAATGTTCCTTCTGCATTGGCTAATATGGACAAAATGGTTGCCTTGTCTAAACAACCTATTTATGCAGGTGTTGGCGGTGAAACTAAATTGCAAATTGCTAAATTGTTTAATAACAACTTTGGTACAAATATTTCGCCAGAAACAGTTAAAAATACCGAAGAATTTAAATCTGCTGCTTACATGGGCATTATGGATAATCTTAAAAAGACAGACTCCAACCCAACAATGGCACAGCAAAATGCACTTAAAGAAGCTATTGGTAGCTTAGGTACAGACCCTTCTGCTATTCCAAGAGTTGTTGGCGTAATGCGTGATGTGTTAGTTAATAAAGCAACGCAACATAACGAACTTGTACGCCAAACAATGCAACGAGGTGTTGAATATCCTTATAGCATTGAAGTACCATTGCCAAAAGCCGCACCTGTACCAAGTGGTAATGTGCGTTCTTTAGCTGACGAAATTCTTGGTAGGAAAACACAATAATGGCTGGTGCTGACGATTACGCTAAATGGATTGTTGATAATCAGAAGTTGCAAGGAACTCCTGAATTCAATACTGTTGCTCAAGCCTATCAAACGGCAAAAGCAGAAGAATCTGCGCCTGTGCCAAAAGCACAAATACCCGCTTATCAATCAGCTATTGTAGGCGCTGGCAAAGGAATAACTGACCCTCTATTGGCTGCTGGTCAATATGTTGGTGGCAAACCTGCTGAATTTTCTAATTTAGTATTAAACAAAATGAAACCGTTTCAAGAAGCCAACCCAATGACATTTGGGGCTGGTCAAATTGGCGGAGGTGTATTGTCTGGTGGCGCTTTAATGAAAGGCGCAAGCATGATTCCTAGCTTTGCTAGGGCAAACCCTTATTTGCAAGCTGGTGGTGTAGGTGCTGTAGCTGGTGGTTTAACACCAAATGAACAGGGTAAATCAGGTATTGAAGCTATTTCAGAAGTACCACAAAAGGCTATGTATGGCGCTGGTGGTGGCATTATAGGAACTGGTTTAGGTCGTACTGTTGCTAATGTTGTAGGGCCTAATTTAGACGCTGCTGTTAAAAAACTTATTGGCGAAGGCGTTAATTTAACTCCTGGGCAAATGATAGGCGGAATGGCAAAAAAGTTAGAAGATAAACTAACTAGCGTACCCTTGCTTGGCGATATTATTCAATCATCAAGAACTAAAGGTATTGAAGAATTTAACAAGGCTGCATACCGCAGGGCATTAGAACCTATTGGCGGAAAAGTCCCTGAGTCCACAGGTCGTGCTGGCATGGAATCTGTAAAAAATCAATTAAGCAATGCTTATGATGATTTATTGCCTAAATTGACTTACAAGCCTGACAATATTCTTTTAAACAATCTTACAAACCTTCAAAAAGAAATTACTGGAATTACGCCAGAAAATGCAAAAAAAGTTTCAGATACTGTATTTGATGTTATTAGTAGCCGAATAGATAAAAATGGTGAAATTAAAGGTGAAGTATTTAAAGTTGTAGAAGAAAAATTGGGCGGTCTTGCTAAAACATACAAAGCAAGTGCAGATGCAGACCAAAAACTTATGGGTGATGCTTATGCTACTGCTTTGGGTGAATTGCGTCAAAACTTAACAAGAAACAATCCTCAATTTGCTGAACAATTAAACAAAATAAATACTGGTTTTGCTAATTTTGCACGATTGCGTAGCGCTGGTTCTATGGCTAATACGCAAGAAATGTTTACGCCAAGTCAATTAGCCGCAGCAGTAAAGGCTGCCGATAAATCCTCAGGTAAAGGCGCTACAGCAACAGGTAAAGCATTAATGCAAGACCTTTCTGATGCTGGCGCACAAGTATTGCCAAGTACAATTCCTGATACTGGTACTGCTGGTCGTGCTGCCATTAATTCTGCTTTAGGTGCTTTATTAGGTGGTGGTGGTGCTTATACTGCACAAACAAATCCCGTAGCTACAGGAACTGCCGCTTTATTAGCAAGCGCTGCCGCAGCCCCGTATGCGCCAGGAGTTCGCAATCTAGTTACAATGTTGGGCGGAAAACGACCAGAAGCAATACAAAAATTGGCAGATTTAATTCGTGAGTCATCACCATTTTTAACTGCTCCAGGCGCACAAAAAGCAGTAGAAAAATCGGAGAATAAATAATGAGTAGAAACGGTAGCGGAGTCTATACACTCCCAGCAACAAATCCTGTAGTACCAGGTTCAACCATAGCTACAGTATGGGCTAATGGCACTATGTCTGACATAGCAGCAGCCCTTACAGGTTCGGTAGCTGCGGATGGTCAAACCCCAATGACAGGCAATTTAAACGCCAATAGTAACAAAATTGTTAACTTAGCCCCTGGCACAGTAAGTGGCAATAGCGTTGAATATGCCCAGTTTTTATCTGCTACACAGACTGCTGTAGCTATAACTGGTGGCACTATTAATGGCACAGCTATTGGTGATGTCAACCCTGCTTTTGGCAAATTTTCTGAATTAGTTGTACCTGCTGGCACTACTGCACAACGCCCCGCAACCCCACAAAACGGTGATATTCGCTATAACACCACTACTTTGCAATATGAAGGCTTTAAAACTGTAGCTGCCCAAACTACTATTTCTACTATTACCAATGTCACTACAACCGCTACAGCAACTACAGTAGCTAACCATAACCTGCAAACAGGTGATTATTTAACAATTACAGGCTGTACTCCTGGTGCTTATAATGGTTCTTTTAGCATTACAGTAACT